GTTACAGCTTATACTTTACTTACAGATAAATTTTCTGGTCCAAACTTAACAGCTGGATAGGAGGTTTAAGTGGCGAACGTTACTTCAGGGTCTTATACTTTTGGAAAGACTCTTCCAGTCGAAGAGGTTATTGAAGAAGCATATGAAAGAATAGGTATGCAAGGTGTATCTGGCTATCAATTAAAAACAGCCAGAAGATCTTTAAATATTCTTTTTTCAGAGTGGGGCAATAGAGGTTTACATTATTGGGAAGTTAGAAACCAAAGTATTGAAATGGTTGATGGCCAAGCTGAATATAGTTTTTTTAGATCAACAGCTGATGGCACAAGCGCTGGAGTTACAACTACTTTATCTGCGGGAATCAACGCTACAGTAACAACGATCGGTGTTGCATCTGTAACTAATCTTGCTAGTTCAGGTATTGTAAAAATAAATGATGAAGAGATAACTTACTCAGGTATATCTGCTTTAAATTTAACTGGTTGTGTCAGAGGTGTAAACGGAACAACTGCTGCTACTCACACTTCTGGAGATAATGTTTTACAATTTCCTGCAGGCGTTAATGATATTTTAGAGTCTAATTATAGAAATGATCAAAATGTCGACGCTCCCATGACAAAAATTAGTAGATCACAGTATCAAGCTTTTTCAAATAAAACAGATAAAGGAACACCAAATCAATATTTTGTTCAAAGATTTATAGATAAGGTTACTATAACTTTATATTTAACACCAGGTAGCACACAGGCTCAAACTGGATATTGTATAAATTTTTATTATACACAAAGAATACAAGATGTGGGTGCATATACAAATGCAACCGATGTTCCTTTTAGATTTATACCTTGCATGACTTCAGGTTTAGCATACTATCTTGCTATCAAGTATGCTCCACAAAGAGTACAAGAATTAAAATTATTATATGAAGATGAATTTGCTAGAGCTCTTGCAGAAGATGGATCTCCAGTTAGCACATTCATAAGTCCAAAAGTTTACTATCCGGAGTTAGGTTAATGGGAAGTTTTGCATCAGGTAAATATGCGTATATGATTTCAGACCGTTCAGGTCAGCGTTTCCCGTATACTGAAATGGTTCAAGAGTGGAATGGTTCTTGGGTTCACATATCTGAGTATGAATCAAAGCAACCACAACTACAACCAAGACCCACTAGTTCTGACCCACAAGCTTTAATGCACCCAAAACCAAGTAGAACAGCTTTTCCTACACCGAATGTTTTAAGAAACGATCCATTTGTAATGACAGCTGCATCTAAAGTCGTAACAGTTTTTACTGGTGAGGATGAAACATTACAAAACAGTAATCCTTGGTCCACGGGTGATGCAATAAGATTCACGGAGGTTAAAAAACCTGTTGGTGGAGTTGCTATTAATACTCTTCAATTAGAAACAACTTTAAATGGTAATATTACATCGGATGCTACAACCATAACTCTTACTGATGCTAGTGCTTTTCCAACTAGCGGATTTATAGTTATTCAAGACGAAACAATAGAATACACTGGTAAATCTAGCAATGATTTAACTGGTTGCACTCGGGGCACATCCGCACCAGCGTATGGCAGAACATATTCAAATACAACGGCATCATCGCATAATTCAGGTGAAAAAGTTTTTGGATCGTATATAATAACAAAAGTTTCTGAAACAGCTACAAACGATGCAAATACAGTTCAAAGCTATAGTAATAAATTTACTTTTAGTTTAGTATCAAATGCATCAAGCACAGAAACAGGAGGAGGATTCTTTGCATTTGCAGGACCTGTAAATCAAAGAGCATAGATTATGTCAGGATTTAATTACGCAAACTTAGTAACCGATATTAGAAACTACACAGAAGTAGGAGATAGTGTATTAACAGCCGCTATTATTAATAGATTTATAGAAGATGCTGAGTTTAAAATTTTTTATGATGTACCAATTGATGCTTACAGATATGTTAGTGAAGGTACTTTTGTGGCAGATGACAATACAATAAATGCACCTGGTAAAGGAACTCAAGGAGCAACCGGAGCTGTTTTTATTAGAGGCATAGAAGTATTTAATTCTACATCAGCTACGACAGGACAAGGGGTTTGGTTACAGAAAAAAGATCAAACATATTTATCAGAATATGTAGGACGATTAACTGGAACTGAGGGAGATTTAACTAATCAAGATACCACTGCTCTGCCTAAATATTACGCTATGTTTGGCGGAGCAACTGGTACAACTAGTACAACATCTGGGGGGATGTATGTAGCACCAACACCAGATCAAAACTATAAATTTAGAATATATTACACTATGATGCCTAAAAGTTTGGTAACAGAAACTGGTGGCACATACATTAGTCAGTATTTTCCAAGTGGGCTATTATATGCATGTCTTGTAGAGGCATATGGATTTTTAAAAGGACCTGCAGATATGTTGACATTATACGAACAAAAGTATAAACAAGAGGTACAGAAGTTTGCAGGAGTGCAACTTGGAAGACGTAGAAGAGATGATTATACTGATGGCACAGTAAGAATCCCAGTACAATCACCTTCACCGTAAAAGGAGAACAACTATGGCAATAACATCGGCAATTTGTAACAGTTTTAAAGTAGAAATTTTAAAAGGGGTTCACAACTTTACAGCTTCTACTGGTAACACATTTAATTTAGCTTTGTACAGTAGCTCTGCAACTTTAGGAGCAGGCACAACTGCATATACAACATCTGAAGAAATTACAGGAACTGGGTATACTGCAAAAGGAGCTGCTTTAACAAGTATAACTCCAACACTTGATTCTACAACAGCATGTTGTGACTTTGACGATGTAAGTTTTACGAGTGCATCTTTTACAGCTAACGGATGTTTAATATTCAATGACACTGCAACAGGAGATCCTGCAGTTTGTGCAGTAGCTTTCGGTGGAGATAAAACAGTTTCCTCTGGAACATTTACAATTCAGTTCCCAGCAAAAGCAGCAACAACAGCTATAGTTAGAATAGCATAAGGAGGTAAATCCTTATGTCGAATACCTGGGGAGCAAACTCTTGGGGACATAACCAATGGGGTGATCAAGACTCTGTTGACATTTCACTTACAGCACCAACTGGTTTAACATCTGCGATAGGAGCTCTTGAAGCTTTTAACGAAGAAGGTTGGGGTAGACAAGAATGGGGTAATTCTGGTTGGGGTGTACAATATGCAGTAGAGCTATCAGGACTTGGAGCAACTTCAAGTATTGGTTCTGTAACAACAGCAATTGCAGTTCCGCTAACTGCACCTTCAGAATTAACATCCAGTTTAGGTACACCTACTTTAGACCTAACATCAATTGCAGCGTTAACAGCACCAAGTCAAATGACTTCGGAAGTTGGAGATTTTGATAACGCTGGAACACTAGTTGGTTGGGGTAGAAATGGTTGGGGTGAAGAGCCTTATGGTGATTCATTTAATAAATTAGTACAACCAGCTGGAGTTAGTGCAACATCTTCCGTTGGATCTTTAACAACAGCCGTTGAAAATTTTGTACCATTAACTGCACCTGGTGAAGTAACAGCGAGTTTGGGTTCTTTAACTTTAAATTTAACTTCTGTAATAACTCTAACAGCGCCTTCACAATTAACGTCTAGTGTAGGAGCTATTTCTCCTACTAACATGACAGTAGGATTAACAGGGCAACAGGCGACATCTGCAGTCGGTGGAGTAGTTTTAGATCAAATTTCGGTATCTCCTACAGGACAAGTGGCAACCTCTGGAGTAGGATCATTAATAGTTGGAATAGGTGTTCCTTTAACAGGACAAGTAGCAACCTCTGGAGTAGGTTCACTAATTTCAGAAATAGGTGTTCCACTAACAGCACCATCAGCATTAACATCGAATGTGGGGGCCATTACCCCTACAGAAATGGTTGTTGGTTTAACAGGCCAAGAAGCAATATCAAATGTGGGAGCTCTTGGAATTAGGGCATATCAAAATGTTGTAATTGATGGAAATACAAGTTATAGTAGTGTAAGTAAAAACAATAACGCAAACTATTCCGATGTTGACAATACAGCGGAGACATCTTATACAGATGTTACAGCAGCGTAGAGGATAAATTATGGCATCAAGTTTTACAAATTTAGGCATTGAACTAATGGCTACTGGTGAAAACGCCGGTACTTGGGGAAATAAAACAAATACAAATTTACAGATTGTTCAACAAATTACTGGTGGTTATCAAGCACAAGCTTTAACTAATGGTGGAACTCTAGCTTTAGACAAAAATGATGGAGCAACTGGAGCAACTCTTGCAAATAGAGTTTGGAAACTTACAGGTGCTCTAACAGGATCATCAATTGTTACTGTTCCAGACAGTGTAGAAAATTTTTATATAGCTCACAATGGTTCTACAGGAGCTCAAACAGTTCAATTAAAAACTGCAACAGGAACTGGGACTACTTGGGCAACTACTGATAAAGGCCATAAGATTGTTTATTCAGATGGAACTAATGTAGTTGATGTATTAGCTGATTCTTCAGAAATAGGACTATCTAATCAAAATCCATTAAAGTTTAAAGATGCAGATGATTCTAACTTTTTTGCATTAAAAGCACCAGCAACCATAGGTTCTAGTGTAACATTAACATTACCTAGCGCAGACGCTACTTCTTCAGGCCAGGCTTTGGTTTCTGATGGGGCTGGAACGTTATCATTCGCAGATGCGGGTATAACAACAGGAAAAGCTATTGCAATGGCGATCGTATTCGGTTAAAAAGGAGATAATATGGCAAATCCAAATATAGTAAACGTAGCAACAATTAACGGTGAGTCGGTAGGGTATAATTTAACAGCCACTACGACTACAACTTTGTTAACTGTATCATCAGGAAAACTTTTAAAAATAAATAGAATTACATGTGCAAACGTCGATGGGACGAATGCAGCAGATTTATCACTATCAATAACGAAAGCTAACTTCACATCAGCAGGTGTTGCAGACTTTGACACTTCAGGAACTTTCTTTTTAGCAAAAACAGTTTCAGTTCCAGCGGATGCTACACTAGTTGTATTGGATACTCCGATATATTTAATGGAAGCAGATGTACTTAAAGGTGGAGCAAGTGTAGCATCAGACTTAGATTTAGTTATATCGTATGAAGTTATAGACGACTAGGAGGTTTAAATTATGGCTGGCAATGGCGGAATAATTGGACCTGTAAACGTAACGTCTCGTGGTAAAAATACAATCACAACTAAAACATCGAGTGCACCAAGTGCAGTCACTACACAACCTGGTACAAGGCTTATTAAAGCTTTAATCGTTGCAGGTGGTGGTGGCGGTGGAGATGATGCGTCTTCAGGTGGTGGAGCTGGTGGTGTTAGAAATTTAGAAATACAAACACAAGGTAATACTGCTTTAGGAGCAGCAACAGTTGGAGCTGGTGGAGCAGGTGGTGCACCCTCTGGAGCAAGAGGTGCTAGTGGCTCTAATTCAAGTTTGGTAGTTTGTGGAACAACTTACACATCAGCTGGAGGTGGTGGTGGTGGCGGTGGCTGTGGAGCCTCTATACCAGGTCCGGGTTGCGGAGCAGCTGGAGGATCAGGTGGAGGATCAAATTCTCCATCTCATAGTATTGCTTCAGGTAATACTCCACCTGTAGCTCCTCCTCAAGGTTTTCCAGGGGCTGTCAAAGGTGGCGGTGGAGCAACTGCTGCAGCATCAGGAAATACTGGTGGTGCGGGTTTAAGTATTTCAACAGAATATCCAGGAGCACCTGTGCCAGCTGTTGGTGGTGGTGGAGCTGGTGGTGAGTCAGGAAATAGTGGTGGGTCAGGTGGTGGAGCACCAACAAATTCTTGTGGTAGCGCTGCCAATAATGGTGATACTAACACTGGAGGTGGTGGTAGTTCAGGTTCAGGAACTCCTTCACCAGATTGTAGAGATGGTGGTGATGGTGGATCAGGTATAGTTATAGTAAAAGAATTAGATAAAGCTTCAGGAGTCTGGAGTCTTAATGAACAAATAGATCAATTAGATCAAGGCACATGGCCTAAGAGAGAAGCAACAATAGATTATTTAGTAGTAGCAGGT